TATATACATATTATTTAAATGGTTTTCCTAAATGCCAAACAACAAGACTATATCTTGTGCCAGCAGTTACGGGTTTAACTCTATGCCATACAAAAGAAGGAAACACAATAATAGATCCTTTAGGTAAAATTTCTTTTGCTCTTCTTAAATGTTTATCTTCATCTCGCATGTGTGGGTCATAGTTTCTAAAATCAAATTCTAATTCACCACCTGTATATTCTGAACCATCTGTTAATTGACAAGTCATAGATAGTTTTCGAATTGTGCCATGCTCTTCTGTGTTTGGTTTATCGTAAGGTTTATCCCAACTATCACAATGCCAATCATAATATTGGTTGTGCTTATATTTTGTAAACTGACAAGACTCACTTCTTTTCCAATCAAAGTTCCAACCAGCTCTTTCATTTGCTTCATAGACGTATGGGTGTAGTTCTTTATAGATCCAAGTATCATTAAGCCAAACTAAATCTGACTTTCTTTTTCTTTGCATATTTTTAACTTGGTCTTTGTCTAATTTTTTATTATCATAGCCACCAGTTCTAGCCATTACTTCTTTCTTTGAATTTGCATATGCTATCACCTCATCACAAAACTTTGGTGTAAGTGCAGCAGGAAAATGCCAATAGTAATTAGATATATTCATAAGTTATAGTTTGTACAAAATTTAAACTATCTTTCTGATCATTTGATACAAAATACATATTAGTAGATGGAAACATAACAAACATATTTTTTTTAAGTTCTATGTCCCAACTTCTTCCTTTACGTCTATTATCATCGTAATGTATTTTTACCCAACACTTATCAACTTTAACTCCGTAAAGCATGATAAAGTCAGGTGAGTTTCGAAGATCTACTGGATCAACATTTAATAACGGTTTAGATACTTGACCAGGTTTATAAATATTTCCCCACGTTTCTTTGTTAACTAAATTTATACTATACTCAACACCAACGTGATCTCGCATATAAGTATTTAACATATCCCAAGTTCTTGAGAATGGAAATTCTTTGTTAGTAAATGATGATTGTAAAATATCGTTAGTAAGTTTTTCTTGGTCTATCTCAAAACCTTTCGGCATATCAATATCACCATAGAATAAACTTTGTTCACTTAAAACATTCTTTTGCATACCACCACCATATATAAATTATGCTTTAGAGTCTGTCAAATCCCAAGTTGTGCCAGTTTCATTCCATACATAATTCCACGAATGAGTACCGGCTTCATTTTGTAATTCTTGTTCAGCTGTTAACGCTGGAGCATCACCGATTGGTGATTTCCAAGAAGCTGATTCGTTATGTTTTACCCAAGATGCATAAGGTTTTTTAGGCCAAAAAATATTGTTATCTTCATCCCATTCATAACCTATACCTGCGTAGTTACCTCTAAAAGGTGTACCACCATCTTTATGTTGTCCACCAGATGTATTATATGAAGTTTGAATCCACATTTGTGCAGGCCAGTTATTGTGTGTTTCTAAATATTGTTGACCTACTGATTCATCTTCAACACCATCAGCGTTTTTCATATCTTTGTTATCAAGTGTAAGTACTTGAATAACTTTTCCATTTGATCCTAGTTTTGCAAAATGTGCCATAATTATCTCCTATTATATATTATAAATTTTAATCATTCAACTATTGGAATTTGTATCTTATTATTACTATGCCTGAACCGCCTGATCCACCAGCTCTTGAGGTAGATGGAAAATTGCTAGTACCACCTCCACCACTCCCAGTATTTACAGTTCCATTACCTCCAGTTCCTGTAGGATTAGCATTTCCACCACCACCAGATCCACCAGATCCACCTGTTCCATTTCCTTGTGACCATCCACCGGCTCCACCTCCACCACCAGCTCTTGTAACAGGTGATGCTGTAATAGAATTAGCTGAACCTGCACCACCAGTACCACCTGTGTCACTACTAGGTGATTGATTTCCTCCGACAGCTGATGATCCACCACCTCCACCGTGTGATGTATTTGCAGCGTCTGTACCTAACCCACCATTATTTCCTTGAGGAGGACTAACGGGTGGAGTATTACCTAAACCTATAGTAGGACTTGATGGTCCTCCAGCCATACCACCCCCGGATCCTCCAGGAGTACCGCTGTGAAGAGGACTATTACTTTGTCCACCACCACCTGATCTACCACCACCTGTTGATGTTATTGTTGAAAAAATTGAATTTCCACCATTTGGAGCTGCTGCTGAACAATTTGAACCACCTGCTCCACCACTACCTACTGTAATTGGATAAGCTTGAACTGAAATAGGTAAAGCTGAAACACAAGCACCTAGTGGTGATCTTGAATAACTACCTGAAGATGTTCCAGAAGATTCTCTATAACCACCTGCTCCACCTCCACCTGAACTATAATTAAAATCTGATGTTCCAGAACCTGGTGCTCCACCTCCACCTGCTATTACTAAATAATCTGCTACTGCAACTGGACCTCCACCTGCCGAAACACAAAAAGTTCCAGGACCAGTAAAAGTATGAATTTTAAAATCTCCAGAAGTTGTAATTGTACCACCAGTCGCTGATATAAAAACATCATTTTCTGTTATAGCTGCTGCAGTTGATGCATCGGTAGGTCTCCATCCTTGAGTGCTGTCAACATAAACTAAAGTAACAGATCCTCCTTCTACAGTGATTTCAAAAGAATTACTTGCTACTCCTTGAATTTTTTCAGAACCATTTGCTGTTATTACAATTTTATTTGTATCTGCTGTGTTTGCATAGTCCGCTATAGCTACTATTGCACCAGCTGATCCTGCTGGTAAATTTACTGTTACTGAACCTGAAGTCGTGTTTACAAAATAACCAACTCCACTTGCCGCTGTTACAGTTGAAGTTTTAGGAGTTGTATCCCAATTAACAGTCCCTGTTCTTCCAAAACCTGTTTGAGAAGCACCACTAGCTAAATTTATAGTATCTCCTGAAGCACCCAAAGTTATTGTAGTTCCTGATTGTGAAATTATACTTCCGCCATCAGTTGCCTTTAATGCATTTGATTTTAAATCACCATTAACTGTTACTGGAACACCTGCTGTTACCGATACTGAATCACCAGAATCACCAACAGTGACAGTTCCACAATTTGTTCTTGGACTAATTTTATTTACTTTTACTTCACTCATAATTTACCTATGCTTGATATCTATATCTTATTATAACAATTCCACTACCACCATCTCCACCTGGTCTACCGGACATTCCTCCTCCACCAGCACCACTACCTGTATTAGCTGTAGCAGAACTTGCAGAACCTGGTTGACTAGGGGGTGTTCCTGCTGTAGATCCTCCGCCACCAGCTGAACCACCGCCACCACCTGGTCCTCCACCGCCACCGCCACCGCCAGCTCTAGCTGTGGGTGATGCGTTAATATCTGAAGTTGATGAAGATCCTCCATTAGAACCTCCGCCACCACCAGAGCCTCCACCACCGCCAGCTCTATCTGCTGAAGGGTTACCTCCAGGATTTCCTTGAGGTGGACTTACAGGTGGACTGTTTCCAGATCCTGGACTACCACCTCTAGCACCTCCACCACCACCAGAGCCTCCACTTTGACCTGCTTTACTTGGTGAGGCATTACCTCCACCACCTCCACCACCACCTGAAGATGTAATTGAACTAAAAACTGAGTTTGAACCAGTATTACCTGGTGATGGATAACTTGCCGATCCACCGCCTCCTACTGTAATAGGATAACCTTGCGCTGAAACAGGTAAACCACCCGTTCCTGGGTTTGGATAGCTAATACGGTAACCACCTGCACCACCACCGCCAGCTCCATCTCCTCCACCACCTCCGCCACCAGCTACTACTAAATAATCTACTGAGTTTGATCCACATCCATTTCCTGCACAAGATACAGTAAACGTTCCAGGACTTGTAAATGTATGAATTTTAAAATCTCCTGAAGTCGATACCGATCCTCCTGATGCTGCAACATATAATGCATCTGTATTAACTGTAATTGCAAAAGCTCGATCTGATGTAGTTCCTGTTTCAGCGATTGTAATTCTTACTGTAAAATTTGAAGTTGTTGAACTAGCTTGTTGAGTAGCCGTTCCAACAAAAGCACCTGTTGATGAATTAAGAGTTAAACCTGCGGGTAAACTACCAGATTGAATAGAATAACCTATTGTGCCGAATGTAGTTGTACCTGTTACAGGAGATAAATTTGAATTAGGAGCTGCTCTTTCTGTTGGTCCTGCGATTGAACCTAAAGATCCTGATGCAGTAGTAAAAGCAATTGTTGGAGCTACTATTGGTCCTGAATCTCCAGCACTTGATACTAACCAACCTTGAGTAGCACCTGAATAAGTTAATGTTGTTGCTTGTCTATTTGCAGTAACACCTTGACCAGCTGCTGTACCTTCAATTTTTTCTCCAGATTGTGGAGCAAATATAATAGCATTTGTATTTGCGTTTGATACGTAATCTAAAATAGTTACTGATTCACCCGCAACACCTGTTGGTAAAGTTGCCGTTACCTCATTAGATGAAGTATCAATAAAATAACCCTCGCCTGCAACTGCATTAAAATTAGCAGTCTTTGGTGTAGTTTGCCACATAACACCACCACCTAAATCATTTGTTGCACCTGCTGCTAAAGAAATTGTGTCTCCTGAAGCACCAATTGTGATTGCACTACCTGATTGACTTATAATTACTCCACCATCAGATGCTTGATACGCATTTGATTTTACAACATTACCTGAAGCAATAAGATTTGCTGCAGTTGCGTTTCCTGTAACTACTGCAGCACCAGGAACAGTAGTAGTATCACTTCCGCCTCCAAGGGTAATTGCAGTTCCACATTTTGCAAGATAAGTGTTACCACTTGTATCTTTAATTGTGTCCGCTTTATAAACCTCAGCAGTTACTGTATGTGTTGAACCACATCTAGAAATAACTGAGTTATTATCTTGGTCTGAAATATTATCTACTTTTATTTTACTTGTCATAATTATTGAAATTTGTACCTTATTATTACTATACCTGAACCACCTGCAGATCCACCATTAACACCGCCTCCAGGGTGAGCACCGCCACCTCCGCCACCGCCTCTGTTTGTTGTTCCAGCTGAAGATGCTGCTGCTGCACGACCTCCTCCAGTTCCACCTGTTCCGCAAGGAGATGTTCCACAACCACTTGCATTTTCAAAACCTGCACCACCTCCACCACCAGCATAAGCTAAAGATGATCCTGTAATACTTGTTGTTGTACCAGTTCCACCAGTTCCTCCTACTGAACTTCCTGGCCCAGGAGATTGATTTGTTCCATTTCCTCCAACTGTAGTAGCACCACCTCCACCACCAGATCTCATTGTACAACCACCTATGTGTGCTCCAGTTCCTCCATTATTACCTTGAGATGGACTTGTTGGGGGAGTATTACCTGTTCCACCAGGATTTGTAGAAGTAGGACCAATTCCACCAGACCCACCACCAGATCCTCCTGGTTGACCTTTATCACCTGGAACTATTGATGCACCACCATTAAATTTACCACCACCTCCACCACCTGCTGATGTTATTGTTGAAAAAGTTGAAGTTGATCCAGTACCACCAATATTTGCTGGTTTAGCACCAGCGGTACCTGCAGCTCCAACTGTAATTGGAAAACCTGTTGCTGTGACTGATATAGCTCCTGCACATATTAAAGGACTAGCTGTATATGGGGTAGTTGGACTTTTATCTTCTCTCAATCCTCCAGCACCACCTCCGCCACCACCACACGAACCACCGCCACCACCACCAGCTACTACTAAATAAGAAACTTGATTATTGGCTGGAGCACACGCTAAACTTGATACACAAAAAGTACCAGGTCCTGTAAATGTATGAATTCTACAATTTCCTGAATTTGTTATTGTTCCACCTGTAGCTGAAATAAAACCTTCTGCTCTTACATTAGATGTTGAATCCATTGTATTAATCCAACCTTGTGTTGAATCTACAAATATAAAAGTTACTGACTGTCCTTCTGTACTTAAAGATACATTTGCACTAATAGCACCAATTTTATCTGTTCCGTTTGGTGAAACGGTTAAAGCGTTTGTTTGCCAAGTACCTGCGTAATCAGCTACTGACACTATTGCTCCAGCAGAACCTGCTGGTAAATTCATTGTAAATGAACCACCTGTTGTGTTTGCAAAAAAACCATCTCCCGATACTGCAGTGAATGTTGCAGTTTTTGGTGTTGTATTCCAATCAACAGTACCTGTTCTACCAAAACCTGATTGACTAGCTCCACTTGCAAGAGAAACTGTATCACCAGAAGCACCAATTGTAACTGTAGTTCCAGATTGACTAACAATATTACCACCGTCAGATGCTTGCACAGCATTTGTTTTTACAACATTACCTGGAACTGCAACTGATTTACAAGCTGAGCCTACAGTAATTGTACTGCCTGATTGTGCATCTATTTCATTTACTTCTATTTTACTCATTAAATAATTACCAATGTTCCTGTTGCTGTTATTGTTCCTGTAATTGTTATTGGACCTGCTAATACACCTGAGTCCATTGTTTGAACTTCATCTAATGTAGATGCATGAGTTACAACGTAACCTGTAGCTTGCATAACAGGTGACATTGCTTTCTTAGCAGGGATTGTACAAAATACTTCTTTCGATCCTGAACCAAAATCAATCTTAGAAGTGTTTCCTGATGAATTACTTATCACTGTGTCTCTTGATAAAGTGTCTGGAGTAGCATCGGTAACAGTACCAATACCAACTTCAAATTTATCTGTACCTGTTTCTGCAATACAATAATACGTAGTATTAGTTGTACCAACTCCAGCTACAAATGTAATAAAGTCTTGTGAAGCACCCGCTAGGTTTAACGTTCCCGTTCCTGTAGTGGTGCTTGTCTCTTTAACTCTATCGTTAATGACAAGTGCCATCTAAACCTCTCCTTACGTTAATCTTAGTATTGCTGCTGATGT